AATTTGGTTTAGAAGATACAATAGCTACTTTCAAATTGAAATCAAAAGATTACGGGCACAAAATTTTACTGAAATACAGTCAAATAGAATCTGACATGTCATTATCTGAAGTACAAGATTGTAGAGGTCTTGTTCTTGAGAAAGACACTTGGAAAGTAATGTCATTGGCATTCAGAAAGTTCTTTAATTCAGCTGAAACTCACGCATCCAAAATCGATTGGGATACTGCATGGATTTTCGAAAAATGTGATGGTTCATTAATTCAAGTATATTGGGATTGGGTGACTGAAGAATGGTGTGCTGGTACCTCTGGTATGGCCGAAGGTGAGGGTGAAGTAAATGAGAAACCAAATACCAAGTTTTCTGAATTGTTTTGGGATACACTTAATGGTTATAGAAAGTTCTGTTTAAATAACATGTCTAGAGGTTATACATACTCTTTTGAGCTTATGACACCTTATAACATAGTGGTTAAACCACATGGTATTTCAGGAGTTGTATTATTAGGTATGAGACATCTTGACACTTTAGAAGAAGTAGATTATGACCAATTAATGTACCAAGCTAATAACATCATTGGGGTGCCAGTAGTTCAAAGTTATGATATAAATGCATCAAATGCTGGTCATTTAATGGCAACATTTGAAGGTATGCCATTCACTGAAGAAGGTTATGTTGTATGTGATGCTAATTTCAATAGAATCAAAATAAAGAACCCAGCTTATGTTGCGGCTCACCACTTGAAATCTAAAACTGGTCTTTACCACATAATGGTTATCGTTAAAGCTAATGAAGTTGAAGAATATGGTGCGACTTTTCCAGATAGATTAGATGAAATCAACACGTTGAAAGACAAGTATGATGAATTGGTTATAAAATTAGAAAATATTTGGGGTGAATTGAAAGAATTCAAACCAAAGAACATAGCCAAACAAGAGCAAAAGAGATATGCAATGAAAGTGTTTGAAGTGATTGAAAAATATAACGTTAAACCATTTTCAGGGTTATTCTTTTCTTTGAAGGATAGGAAGGTAGAATCCGTTAAAGATTTTATATTCAATTACTCGGATAAGAACTTATATGAGATGTTTACAAAATAATTAATGGAATCCTTGTGGGTTCCATTTTTTTTTAGTATCTTTGCTTAAAATAATAAATTAATATAAGATGATAGATTCAACATTAAAGCCATTATATTTTAGAGATAGAAATTTATATTATAATTTAAGGCTAGTTTCAACTGATTATGGATGTGGATATATAACAGATTTTTATTTAACGAATAATATTACTAAATCTAGGAAAAAATATTATTTATGGGGACCAACCATAAAAATATTTGCCAATGAAGTTATATTTACGTTACGACTTAATATTGAAAGTTGTAATAATTCTAAAAAATTGGTATCTAAAAAATTAGATGAAAAAATTGATTTATTAGATAGATGTGAAGAAATTAAGAATGGAAATATAGTATGAGAGAACACCATCAAGCTCATTCAATGGGTAATGGAAATGAAAGTCAAATAGCAGTTAATAAATTGCAAGATAGACTTAAAGAAGCTTTTATTATACATTCTGGATTACAACAAGGTCAAGGCCGCATCCCAAATTCAGAGATTAAAGAAGGTAAAAATGAAATTGGAGATATAGTATTAGACATTGCAACAGCATTAGGAATAAAAATAGTGTTTGATAAAGAAGACCTTAAAGAGTTAAAAGAAAAGATGTTAAGTGGTGAAAAACTAACACTCCAAAATCGAGAAATAGCAATGAAACTTATTAAAGAAAATTTGGCTAAAGAAATTCTTAAGGAATTAGATATCACTGATGAAGTGTTGGCTATTTTCCCTTATGGGTCCCATGTATATGGAACAGCGACAAAAGATTCAGACCGTGATTATATCATAGTTATGAAATCAGCTATGTTATCTAACGGTGCGTTTAGAAATAACGCAATATCCAGTATTGATTGGAGCGTACAAGGTGTGGTATATTCCAGAGGTGGATTCATTGACGCAATTAACAGATATGAAATAGGTGCATTGGAATGTATATCATTACCAGAAGATGGGGTGATTTATCAAAAATGGCAATTTAAAGTAACCAATTGGAATACTGGTGAAATGGTTAAAGCTATCGTCAGGAAGGCATCAGATAGCCGTCACTACGCTAATATGGCTTCTAAAAACGGTGATAAAGAACCAGCTATCAAAAGCATGTACCATGCATTCAGAATATTAAAATTCGGTCTTCAATTGAAAGAACATCATAAGATTATAGATTTTCAAGAATGCAATGAAATGTATAAAAAATTCATGACAATAAAACCAGAAGAATTTGATACAAGGGATTATTTTGATGAATTTGATGATTTATTAAAAGAATTAAGGTCATGATAAAGGTATTGGAAAAATATAAAGATAGGTCATATAAACTTTTTAAAGGGCCTGGTTTTGAAGTTATTATTTTTGATGATTATGAATGGGGAAAACCGACAATATTAGTAAAATACGCTGGTGGCATTGGATGGGGAATGAAATATGATGGTGCATTTGCTGAACTTGTTGGTAGTTATAAGTCTTCTGGCACCTATAATGGTGTTCGAAAAAGGTGGTTTAAATTATATAACATTTTTAATGAATTTTTAAGTAAACTTTTAAATAAAAATGTTGTTTTTGAAGTTAATTTATGGGTTATTGGTGATGAGGCATTTATCTCTGATTCCACTCAATTTAGTTTGTTAAAATTATCCCAAGATTCTATTAAAGATAATGACACATTATTAGAGTTACCTAAAAGAAGGGTTTTATCGTATCTTTATAAGTTTGAACAATCCGATACATATATCATAGTTGATATGGATGAATTTGACTATTCTTTACCTTATAATATATACCTTGGAACAATCGATGACTATAAAAAACTGGAAGAAGTCGAAGAAAAAGAAGTGCATAAATGTACTACTAGACTTTTTAAAACATCTGATGGCGATTTATATACATCTTGCCCATGTTCTGGCGGGTGTGAAATAAGTTGGACTAGTAAATTAGGATACCATTACAAATTAGTTGAAATGTCTCAAACTGATGAGATAGGGTGTTTTTTAAAAAAATTAAATATTGACGAAAGAATAATAAAGTATTAAAATATTTTGATAATACAAATTTATTTTGTATCTTTGTTATAAATAATAAAATAATATGACAATTAAAGCGATTTTTGACGAAATTAGTGAAACTGGCGGTAACAACGCTAAAATGGAAGTACTACGTAAGTATAAGGATAATGAGTTACTTAAACGAGTTTTATATTTGATTAAATCTAAACGGGTTAAGTTTTTCATTAAACAAATTCCAGATTATACCTTTAATTACGCTAAATATTCATTAGAAGATGCATTGCATGAAATAAAGATGATTAGTGAGCGTAAATTAACAGGTTATGCTGCGGTTAGTCACCTTAAAGAAGTTCTAGAATTACTTCACCCTGATGATGCTTATATTGTTGAAAGAATTATAGATAAAGACCCTAAAAATGGTTTAGGCACTACATTCATCAATAAAATTTTTCCTGATTTAATTGAAAGGACCCCTTATCAAGGTGCTAAATCATATGATGAAAGATTAGCTAAAGATATCTTTAAGAAATATAGTTATGCGTATAGTGATATTAAAATGGATGGAAGATATGCCAACGCAATAATCATGAATGGTGAAGTTGAATTTGAATCTAGACAAGGTGAGACAACTTACATTCCAGAAGATTCATTATTGGTTAAAGAATTATCAAAATTTCCTGATGGTGTATTGAATGGTGAATTGACCATGGTTGGGCTGGATAGATACACATCAAATGGTATTATCGCATCAATTGTTGATATTGAAGGGAAGTGGAATGAAAGAACCTTAGATGAAAGTGAATCTAAATTAAAAGCCTTCACCAATAAACATGGTAATTTTAAAGAAGCTGTTGATAAGATTAGATATACAGTATGGGATTCAATAACATTGGATGATTATTTCAATAAGAAATCTGAAATTGAATATCGTGATAGGTTAGGGTATTTGTATAATAAGACCCCTTTAAAAGATTGTACAAGAATTTCAATAGTGGAACGTAAAAAAGTATATTCTTATGATGAAGCTATTACTCATTTTCAAGAAGCTTTAGCTAGAGGTGAAGAAGGTACGATACTTAAAGCCCCAAAAGCAACTTGGAAAGATGGTAAACCCAACTGGCAAGTGAAGATGAAATTGGATATTAGTATTGATTTAAAAATTACTGGATTTCAGTATGGAACTAAAGGTACTAAAAATGAGAATGTAATATCAACGTTGAATGTTGAAACGTCTTGTGGTAAATTAAGAACCAACCCAGCTGGAATGAATGAAGCTATAATGAAATATGTTACTGAAAATCAAGATAAGTTATTTGGTACTATAGTGGAAATTAAATGTTGTGGTTTATCTCAAAATTCTGATGGTGAATGGTCAACATTACACCCATCAGTAGTTGAATTGAGAGACGATAAAGATACTTGTGATTCATTAGAATCAGCACAAGAAATTGAAGCGATGGCAAAGGGATTAACAAAAATTATAGCATAATGGTATCATCAGAATATACTATAACAGCTGAGTGGGCTAGAAAAGAAGCTCAAACAGTTTTAAGTGAAAAGGTAAAGACTGAAATAAGTCAATGTGAAAAATTGATAATAGCTGCGGTTAAAAGAAATGAGTTTAGTTGTGATGTTAGTATCTACCCTCACGAATTAACAATCACTGAATTAACAAAAAGGGGTTTTGATATATCGAAGCACTCAGGTGACCAAAGAGATGGTAGTTACATAAGTATAAAATGGTAAATTTAAATAATTATGAATAATTTTAGTAGATACCTTACGGGGTTTGTAATCGGAATGTGTGTTGAATACATGATAAGAGTTGAAGTAAGTTTATTTCCAATTCTTATTATTATCGCTTTATTATTACAAATGGTGCTAGACCTTTTCAAGAATGAAGATGATGATACAAAACCCTTTATACCATGGAAATAAAATATGAAAAAATTCATACCGATATATGGTTTATTTGTGAAAACTAAATTTAAAAATGATATTGAGTGGTTTTTATATTTAATCATTCATTTAATGTCAATAGTTTATTTAGGTATCTTTATAGTTTACCTAAATTTTAAGTTTAATTTAATAAATTAATAAAATGAAAAAACATAGTGCATTCCCTAAAATAGGGCAATACAGACAAGTAGTAAAAGAAGCCAAAGAAAGAGCTTCATATGTTGGTCATGACGAAAATGGTGACCCAATATTTGACCCTTCAAAAGCTGCTCCAACTATCAAGTTTAAAGGTACCGTTAAATTACACGGAACCAACGCTGGTATTGGGCATACTAAAGAAGACGGCCTTTGGGTACAATCAAGAACCAACATCATAACACTTGAAAATGATAATTATGGGTTTGCAAGATATGTTGAAGATAAGAAACAAACTTTCTTGGATTTGATTGAACGTGTTAGGAATGTGAATTCAAACCTTAAACCTAATGACGCTGTTATTATATTTGGTGAATGGGCGGGTGGTTCAATACAAAAAGGCGTTGGTATTACTAATTTAGAAAAATCATTATTCGTATTTGATGTTAAGATAGTTCCAGAAGATGGTACCGACCCTTATCATTTACCATCAGATTATTTAAGAGATAAAGACCATAGAATCTATAATATCGAAGATTTCTTATCATATGAAATAGAAATTGATTTTAATGCCCCTGAATTGGCTCAAAATGAATTGGCTGACATAACTACTAAAGTTGAGAAATTATGCCCTGTAGCTAAAGCATTTGGCTTCGAAGGGGTTGGCGAAGGCGTAGTTTGGTGTGCAACGGTTGATGGTCACGATTATAGGTTTAAAGTTAAGGGTGATAAACATAGCGTATCTAAAGTGAAAACTTTAGCACCAGTTGATACAGAGAAGCTTAATTCTATAAATGAATTTATAGAATATGCTGCAACTGAAAATCGTCTTGAGCAAGGGTTAGGTATTGTATTTCCTGACGGTGTTTTAGGCCAAAATAAAACTGGTGAAATTATCAAATGGGTAACATCTGATATATTTGCTGAAGAAAAAGATACATTGGAAGCTAACGGTCTTGAAATGAGAGATGTTGGTAAAGCACTTTCAACCAAAGTAAGAAGAATGTTTTTTGATAAACTTAATGCACAAGTAGGATTGTAAGGATGGCACACGTAGCAAAATATGACAATCATGAAATAGAAGTAAAACGGTTTTATTTACCTGAAGGCGAATTCACCATGTTTTGTCCTTGTTGCGATAAGTATGTATATATTGATTTAAGTGGTAAATATTTATCTTACCCAACTATTGGGGCCAAGGAACCTTTATATTTCCTTTGTCCTCACTGTGAGGAAGGGCTAGAGGTAGATGTTGAGCTTGAAATGTCACTTACAATTCACGATGAAAAACCCAGAAAACAATAATTCTGGGTTTTTTTTACTAAAAAACTTGTTTATTTCATTTTTTTGTAGTTACATTGCATAAAATAAATAAACAAATGATACAAAACGGAGTTTTTAGATTAAAACGTGATACTACAGTAGCTGATGGTCTAGAATTTAAAACAGGGCAAGAATTCGAAGTTATTGCTGGTGTAGTTTATATGGGTGGCTTTCCACTACAATTAAATCTACAAAAATTAATAAAAGGTTGGATGGATAAAAACCCACAACTTTTCATAAACGATACAAGAAACTTTTAACCTACTTAATATGGAAACTTACCACACTTTATACGAGTGGTGCTTGGTTAACAATATAAGGCTTTTTGATGAAAATATATTGGATGCCGATATATACATGACCCAAGAGATGAACTTAGAAGAATTCAAGAATATTATGGATTCTAGAGGTTATCACAAAAACACACCACCTAATAAACCTGAAAAATATTTGGAATTAAGGATGTATGGTCTTATACCCTATAACCTTTCTCCAATTCAACAAGGTATTCAATTCAACCACGCAAATGACAATTATAGTCTTGAATGGGGAACGAATAACGAACAATATTATAACTTTAGAACAGAATGGAAAACCAACATTTTATTGAATGGTGGAACTTCTAATGAAGGTCATATGGTACGTCAAGGTTTTAAAGAAACAATGTACGTTGGTTCAATGCAAGAACATCTTGCGGATTTAAAAGCCAATAACGTTAAGGTTTCAACATTTTATGAACCAGATTTAAACTCAATGTTAACAGCCATAGTATTTTTGGTTGATGAAAGAGTATTCAACAAAGAACTTTACCCAGATTTTAGCCAACCATTATCTCCCTTTATGGACCCTTTATTTAATGGGAATAAGGAAGAAGCACTAATTAATTGGGGAAAGGAAAACGATAAACAATATGATATTTGGGTAAATAAAATAGGTGGTCCACAAAACGAATTTTTACGTGACTTCCTATCTACAAAAAAATTAGCATAATATGGGAAAGAAAGAAAATAAAATTACTTGGAAGTATTTAACTGAAGAGGATAAGGATTATATTAGAATGACTTATTATGACGAAGAAATGTGTCATGAAGAAAAGATGGAAACATTGGGTGATAAATTCGGTGTTAAAGGTAGAACAATAAGACGTTGGTGGTTAGAAAAGATGGATTTGAAACAACCATCATCAAGACTTCCTCAACAACTATTAGATGCTCGTGATAGAAATATCGAAAATGATGTTAAGGTTGTGTTTACAACTGGTGCACAAAATGAAACATCTTTTAATAGAAAGCAATTAGCTTCTATGAACCAATACAAAACATTCTTAACTGATAAGAAAAATAAGAAAACTCAAATAGCAGTTATTCCGATTAGATATAGAAACCCAACAACTCCAACTGAAGATGTCAAAAAGACTAAAGATATGTGGTGGGTTGATGAATTAGAACCTTTGTTATTTTATAACAAGATTGAATTTGGAGATGTTAAGATAGCAGCTGATACTCACGTATCACCAACCGCTAAAATGCCGTTGACTGGGTTTGAAGCGTTAGCTGATGATTGTCATTTAATTTTAGGTGCATTTAGAATTCATTTTAAAACACAAGCTAGACTTAGAAATACCCCATTAAGAACCATGTCTACA